AGGATAACGGTGATAACTCAGGATGCCGTAAACAAGTACCATTTTACGAGACTCAGGTTGCTGGTGTTAATAGTCGGAGAGACTTTGAGGTGTGGGGAGAATATCAAAATCTTGCTTGGGGAAAATGCACATTTACAGACGGAGCAAATAAATCAGCTACTTACGCAATTTACCGAACTGTTTCAATATTTGGAGGTAAAACTAATATTCAGTTATTTACTGAAGCATCTGGCCCCGTAGCTACCCACGATGGCGTAATCCTTACTGCTGGCTGTGACAAAACTTACAATACTTGTAAAAACACTTGGAATAATGCTATAAATTTTGGAAATATCCCCAGTTTTGGCAACTTTATGCCTGGGAATGACTTTTTGTTAAGCTCTCCAAAGCAAAGCTAAGTTTTTCTAAAAAATTAATTTCAATGCATAAATAACAGTAAAAGCTCTAGAATAGTTTTATTGATGTTTCCCTTCTGCCATGTATTATATTTCTGTTGCCAACCAAAGCCATCCCCCTTATGTCGAGAATCACGATTTAAAAATAAATTTTGACGATCTTGGGACTGTCGTGGCTATCGCGATAGCATTACTTAGTATGTTTTCAAAAAATACTAAATCACAAGCCAAAGAACTTGATCACGAAACCTTCGAGAAAACATCAAGGAAGATGGAAACTCTTGAACAAAAACTAGAGAAAATGGTTGAAAAACTATCAACAGGAATAGAAAAATTGACTACATTAACAGCGCAACTTGACAAAGAGATAAGTCTTATTAAAGCCAAACAAGAAACTTTCTCTTCTATTTCTGATCAAATAGAAGGACTTCGCAAAAGACAGGAAGAACTTGATATACGAATCGGAATACTTGAGCATAAACCTTAACAGAATTGTCAACTTTACTAACTAAATTACCATGAAATTTCTAGAAGCGAATCGCAACACTATTTTAAAATCGCACCTAACAGACTCCAGTTCCGAAAGTCTTCCCCAAGACTTTAGAACAATCCAAATTAAAGCTGGACAAAAAGTGATTTATAATCAGATTGTCAAAAGAGAAAAAAATCACTATTTGCTAGAAATAAAGCCCCCGATTGAGGGTAAATTTAATTGGTACGCTTTTGCTAGTCACTTTGACGACCCTAATCCCCCTGTAGTCCGCAAGGATCAAGTTGAGGGTGTGTTTAATAGGCTTAACGATAAAATTACTGATTTTCAGTTTCAAAAACTAGATGAGTGCCTTAAGAGATTTGACATTACCACAGTACAAAGAATTCGACATTTTTTAAGCCAAATAGCCCATGAATCAGCTGGCTTAAGGTTTATGGTAGAAATCCACGACGGCTCAAATTATGAAGGACGAAAAGACTTAGGGAATACCAGACCTGGTGACGGCAAAAAGTTCAGAGGTGTAGATGCTATTCAAATGACTGGCAGAGCCAATTATCTGGCATTTGCTAACTATATAGGCGATCAGCGTGTTATGGAAGGTTGGCAATATGTCAGCGAAAGATATTTATTTTTACCATCTGGACTTTGGTGGATGAACAATAAAATGAACGAGTTGTGTGACTGTGGGGCAACCGTTGAACGAATTACCCGTCGTGTCAACGGTGGTACAAATGGACTAGCCGAAAGAAAACGATATTATGAGAGGGCGTTAAGATTTATCTAAAATCTTGACAATTCAAAAAGTAATCTGTATTATTTAGTTAGGTTAAGAGGTCATCATGAAAAAAGAATTTCGTCCGTTAATTCTAGAGACAGTAGAAGGTTATAGAGAATTTATTAACTGTTACGAAATTGTTACAGTCACTCACTGTCCCGTAGGGGATAATTATGTAGTTGATGCGACCTCAAAAGTAGGGATAGCAATATCTAAAGAAGCTGGAAATATCTTGATGCAACTACTTGTCGATCCCCTTTTCTTTTCTTCTGATTCCATTGACCAAATAAAATTCATTAAAACCAATGGTGATTTTCTTCATTAAAATAAATTTTTTCAGTGTTCTCCTTGGGTGATTTAAAACAGGCCATTAACAAAATGGTCTGTTTTTCTTATATCATAGAAATAGTACATGGCAGTTCTAATGGCAAAAAAGAAGAAAAAGGATGACAAATTAAGAGGCTCTCAGCGATCCCTTACTTCACCTAGTATCGTGTCGGTATCACGTCGCTACGATTTGGAGATTACGGAAAATCCTATCCGTGATCCGAGAATATCAAGAGAATTAATCGAACTTAATCAATGGTGCTATGAAGTGATCCACGCCCTTGACATGGCCGCTTCTGATACCTTTGCATCTGACGATGGAGACGATCAGGGATGGATAGTGGCAAAAACCCTTGATGATGAAGAAACTCCTATTAACCCAGAAGTATTTGCCATTGCAGAAGATATTAGGTTAAGAAAACAGAATTTTTCAACCTACATGATTGGTGGGGATAGACTCAAGAAAGCCCTAAGATGGGCATTAGGGAAGGGAGAATGTTTTCTAGAGTTAGGCATTGAACGAGAAGGGTTATCTGCCAACAAGTCTAAAGATTTTGGTGTAGCAAAGACTCTTTATTTGCCTACCTTTGAGATGTTTAGGAAAGAAACAGATCAAGGGGAACTAATTGGGTTTGAGCAAAGGAAATACGTTTCGGAATCTGATCCTGATTATTTTTTTGAACCCTATAAAATCTGTCATATTCGCCATGAACCTGATTTTCTTTATGGTCGCTCTCTTTGGTTAGCTTCTTTAGATGCTTGGGCTGATGTTAAACAAGCTTTCGATAATTTGATTAGGGCATCCAATGACTTAGGAGTTTCCCCGACTCTTCATATTATGCCAGGAGTATCTAGAGAACAGTCTGAGAGTTACGAACGAGACTTAGGAATCCGTAGGAAAAGTGGTATTATAACCGACCATATTCTCAGCTATCCTGGGCAAGATATTCGTAAAATGGCTAATTTTAACCCTGATTTAACAGGGCTAATTGATACTCTTTTGCAATGCCGGTACAAGCTAATTATCCCTGGATTTCCGACCTATTTCTTCCCAGGATTAGAATCAAAAGGGGGAACTAAAGAGTTATCCCGGTCGCCTGATCGTCGCTATTCTAGGATGAGATACGGATGGTGTCAGCTTCTTAGCGGTGCTATCAAACAGGTAATTGACACAGAAATCATTCTCAGAAAAGGATTAGATTTTTATGCCGAAAATGCTAGAAATAAATATCGGATACTGTGGCCAGAATGGAGTGAATCTATTGATGGTATGTCTGGGGGAGAAGTTGAAGACACTGACTCTGATTTAACCGATGAAGAAACTAATAAACAACCTGTTAAAAAAATAAATATAAATCAAAATGATTAATCAAATTATTCACGGTGATTGTTTTGATGTTTTAAAAAATATTCCTGATAATTCCATTGATTTAATCCTTACCGATCCTCCCTATGGACTTTCGTTCATGGGTAAAGATTGGGATCATGGTGTACCCGGTGTACAGTTTTGGATTGAAGCTTTACGAGTCGCTAAACCAGGAGCGCACCTATTTGCTTTTGGTGGGACTCGTACTTTTCACCGATTGGCAGTAGCGATCGAGGACGCTGGTTGGGAAATCAGAGATACAATTATGTGGGTCTATGGGTCGGGGTTCCCTAAGTCACACGATGTAAGCAAGGCGATTGATAAGTGCAATGGCGAAACGGGCCGACTGCACAAGTTCACGGACTGGATGAGAACCACGGGGCTTACTGCGCGGCAGCTTGATCAGATTACCGATACCAACATGGGCGGACATTATTTGACAGCGGCCAGCCAACCTGCGATCCCCACTGCTGCCCTGTGGGATATGGTTCGGCCGCACTGTGGCGAGGTTCCGGCATGGGTTGATGAGATAGTGCAGCGGATTGAAGCCGAGCGTGAGGTTGTGGGTAAGAGCATAAGTGGTAAGACCGCAATATGGCAAGAACAGGGAGGCATGGGCGACTTTAACATCACCGCCCCCGCCACCCCCGAAGCGAAGCAATGGCAAGGCTGGGGGACTGCTCTAAAGCCGGCATGGGAACCAATCATTGTGGCTCGTAAACCTCTCGCTGGCACGGTAGCTGAAAATGTCCTACAGTGGGGAACTGGGGGGATTAATATCGATGGGTGTCGGGTGGGGACGAATGACGGACTTGAGCGCCCTTATGGCGGCGAGAACAAGGTTTATGGCAGCTATGGTATGGAACGCGGAACCAGGACCGGCGATGCGCTCACCGGCCGCTGGCCTGCCAACTTCATCCACGACGGCAGTGAGGAGGTGGTGGGGTTGTTTCCGCAGACGGCAGCCAGCAAAAGCGGGGGCAAAGCTGGCTGGCAAGACCAGTACGTAGGCGGGCCGTATAAGTTGATTGAACGCACCGGATACGACGAGGCCCCCGGCAGCGCCGCACGTTTCTTCTACTGCGCTAAGGCCAGTAAATCCGAACGCGGTGAGGGCAATATTCATCCTACGGTAAAACCACTAGCATTAATGAAATATCTCACAACTCTAGGGTTGCCTCCCAGTGGGACAGTCTTAGACCCTTTTTGTGGTTCTGGCACTACTGCATTAGCCTGTAAGGAATTAGGTAGAAATTATATCTGTATCGAGAAAGAGTTAGAATATTATCGAATAGCTTGTAACAGATTAGACCAACCTATAGAACTTATTCCAGATGAACCGATAGAGGAAATAATAGATAATTCTCCATTACAGTTAAAACTGTTTTAAATTTGATAAAATACAGTAAAGCCAAGAGATAATTATGACAAATCTAAAAGCTTATGTTGTTTCCGATTCTAATAATCATGTTCTAGTCGCCAATATGACCGAACTGGAGGTTATTGAAGCTTTAAAAGATGAGGTGTCTAAGCTAAAAGCTCAGTCGGTGAACTTAACAAAGCAGAAACAGAAGCGTAAGTGGATTAGGGAACTGTCAAGAGTTATTTCTTGTCAGTCAAGAGTTATTATTTAATTTAAAGAGAAAATCCATGAATAACAATAACTTTGACGCTATTATCGAAGATTTGAGTATCGAAGACTTGAGAGCCGAATACGCCGAATTAACCGACTCATACGATAGCCTGATGTTTGATTATGAAACATTAAAATTAAAGATAAAAATGTTAGAAATTAAAAACCGTAACCTAAAAGCTAAACTCAATAAATCAGAAAAAACCCAAGAATTAGTTTATGACGGATTAGGAGATAAATAATATGACAGATAAATTTAACCCAGAAGATAAAAACTTACAGCCAATTAGTCAGTTGCTAGGGAGAGCCGAAGTAACAGCTAATGACATCCAAAAAGCTATCGATGACTGGAAAAAGAAACCTCCGGATGATGAATTTAAAAACCTATTAGAACCTGAAATAAGTTATGAGTGATTTTTCTTTTAACCCTGCAACTCGACGCTATCGAGACAATCGAACGGGGAGATTTGTCTCTACTGAAAAAGTTAGACAAATCTCCCAACAAACTATTAATGCCCGTACTCAAAAAACAGATAAACTTACCCGTGACCTTTTACAGAAAAAAATAACTGTCAGCGAGTGGGAAGAAAAAATGTCGTTTGAGATTAAAAACCTAACTATTCAGCTTTATCGAGTTGGTAAGCCCGATACGAACGCTTCTGACTATGGCAGAATTGGTCAGATGCTTAGAACACAATACGCACGATTAAGAAAGTTTTCCCGTGATATTATTCTTGGTACTCAATCGGAGGCTCAAATAATCAACCGCTCTAAACAGTACGTTGCCAAGTCTAGGGAAGCTTTTGAAGAGGGAAACAGGAGAGGACACGCTCTAGTCAACAAGTGGGAAAAGAGAATAATTACCAAAAAAGAATCTTGCCAAGAGTGTCTTTTTTATGAAAGTGCCAGTTGGCAACCTATTGGAACACTCCCCCGACCGACTGAAAGATGTACTTGTCGGGCTAATTGCGGTTGTTACTTTATTTTTTCTAACTCTAGGACACGACCTACCCAGAATATGCTCTCGTTAAACTTTGGATGGACCCAATAAAAAACGCAGGATTGATACCCTGCGTTATTTTGTTCACTTTCTATGGAGACAAATATTTTGTATTGAAATTTTATATTTATAGGTTGGGCTGGAGACGACACTATTAATGTACATCAACCAACCATAAACGTCAAGTCTTTAGATAGAATTATTTATATAAGTATTTTTTATTGACATGGAACTAAAACTAACCCGCACTGAATTAGAGATATTGCTACAGACCCGTCATCCTACCGACGAGGAGATGTCGTTAATCAATCAATTCAAACCCTACGGACTCGATCCGTGGGAATCATCGGAACTGATGCGATTTGCTTTAATTGCCTCAAATAACTTAATTCACAGTTCTGGCCAGGTATGGGATAAAAATGTTTTAGAAACCATGGTAGCCAGTTATCCCGGGTGCGCCTTGATGATCGATCATGAATGGGAAGATCAGACCAAAACTTTTGGGATGATCTATGATTCTTTTATTTATTCCTTGCCTCGTGTAAGCAAAGAAGGGATAGCACGAATCCTCGAAAAATCTCCTAATCCAAACGAAGATTATCGAATAATTCAAAAAGACGGCTATCATCAGGTCTTGGTTTTCGGTTTTGTAGAAGCGACTCACCCGATTATTTCAGAAATTTCCTATGGCAGAAAAGCCGATGTTTCAATGGGGGGAATTTTTTATGGCGAGTCGATTTGTCCTATCTGCGATATTCCTTACAGTGATCCTAAATGTCCTCACTACCCCCCGTATATGGCAGGGCTAGTAGATGAAGAAACCCTAACCCCTTACTATCGCCGTTCCGGAAAAATGGATTCTATCGAATGCAGTTTTGTTGCCAGTGGCAGTTGTCGCCAAGCAAGATTAATAGATTCCCGTCTCAATACTTTTGTTTTTACCTAAAACAGAAAGTTCTGTAGTACAATTATATCTAATAGTTAGTGATCAGCAATCAGTAATGAATACCCTAAAAGA